AGTAAAGGTGACTTAATTCGTACAATTAACGAAAAATCACAAGAGTCATCTATGCTATTGAAAAATCCATTAAAAAATACTATGTTTTCTCATGAATCAGGAATTGAGATGAAACGTATGAAAAAACCAACAATGGGAATGCCAATTATGGGAACAATGGAAGAAAACACTAAAGAAGCTCCTGTAAAAGAGCCGGGAACTAAAACCCCACCAAAAAGAAGAGATAACCCATTTAAGAACCCTAACCCTGGTACAAAAGAAAAACCAAGAGGTCATAGAAAAGATATGGGTGAAAACACTAAAGAAGCTCCTGTAAAAGAGCCGGGAACTAAAACCCCACCAAAAAGAAGGGATAACCCATTTAAAAATCCTAACCCTGGTACAAAAGAAAAACCAAGAGGTCAAAAAAAGACTAAGGATGAAATGAAAACGGATTTTATTGGATTAATTAAACAGGCTTTAACTAAATAAAAATGAAAGAAAAATATATACAACATTTAATTAATAAGGTTATTAATGAAGCACCTGTTGATTATGGAGATTATCCTGAAAGAATGCACCCAAGAACTCAAAGTAATATTGAGGATCCTGAAAAAAACTTATACGGTAAAAATAAGGCGTTTAAAGGTGGCACATCAGATGTTGAAAAAATGACATCTACCAGATTTAAAGATATTGTTGATTACGTTAAACGTTATTATGGTATTGTTGACGATCAAGGTAGACCAAACAAAAGTATTAACATTACAGACCAAAGAGTTAAATACGGTATTCAAGTGGAACAAATGAAAGCCGTACAAGAGGTTATGAAACTTGAAGGTCCTAAAAAAGACGAATTAAAAGATTTGGCTTTAGAAATTGCAGCAAAAGAAGAAGGATGGTTACCATATAGTAAAACCTTAGAAGACGCAATTGATGAAGGGATGGTAGAAAAAGAACTATCACAAGGCGCTGGTACAAAATATAAATTTGAATTTGTTAATGTATTAACGTTCTTAAATGAAGAAAAAATTAATCCTAACCAATTCCAACTGGAAAAGGAAGAGGAACCTGAATTTGAAATTCCGGCAAATTTCTCATTTGATGTTGATGAATTAACACCACAAGAGGAGTTTCAACTTGAGGTTGAAAAAAGAAACGTTATTAACGCGATTATTCAAGGTAAAGGTAAAAAAGGTCAATTTGCGTTTCAAGCATTTAAAGATAGATTAGATGAAATTGACCCTCGTTTCTACCCACTTTATAATAAAATTATGTCAGCAAATGACTTAATGTATTTTACCGATGAAGACTTGATTGAAGCTATGGGCGGAAATGCAGCGGGTTCATCGGGTGTTGAGGAGGATGGTGATGACGAAGATAGAGATATGGTTATCGCCAATGGACTTATATTCCCAATCTTATTACACGAATTAGTTAAAGGTTTTGCTGCGATCCCAACAAGAGAACAATGGAGAGGAATGGATCCGGGGAAAGCTCAGGATGTAATGGGACAAACAGATGTATTTTCAAATGAACCAATGCAATTTAGAGTTGGTGGTGAATTAATTACAAAATTAAGATTCTTATTACCTGATGACCTAACGGTTAATGTTGAAAACAGAGATTTATTACCATTCTTTGAAAGATTACTTTATGCAGTTCCTGCTGAAGAATTCTTAAAAGAAATTATGGCAAATGTTGTTTCTGAAAACCCAAGTGATAACAATAAAGCAAAACGAAAATTCAATGAGTTATTAGTTAAGGCTAAAGAAGACTATAAGAAGTTTAAAGAAGATAGAGATGATGACTATGATGATGAAGATGAAGATGATGACATCTTATCTAAATTAGGTTTCTAAACTAAACTACAAATACTTAAAACCCCCTTTTATGAAAATAACTGGGGGTTTTGATATTTATATAGAAATGTCTTATGGGTTTAACTAAAGAACAGGTAATGTTAGAATACGTAAAGTGTATGAAAGATACTCCTTACGCATTAAGAACATATCTTCAAACATACGATAACACAGTTTCAAAATACGTACCATTAGAGTTATTCCCTGATCAGATATCGTTGTTAACTGATTATGAAGAATTTGAGGAAAATATTGCGTTAAAATATCGTCAGGCGGGTGTGTCTACGGTAACTGCGGCTTGGATATCAAAAAGATTGGTATTCGCAAAAAAGAACCAACCTGAAAAAATTCTTATTATCGCCAACAAATTGGATACATCTATGGAGATGGCGAATAAGATACGTGCGTTTGTTGATCAATGGCCAAGTTGGGTCGGAGCGGGATTCTCAAATGATAAGAATTCACAAAAACACTATAAATTATCAAATGGGTCTGAGGTAAAGGCGGTGGCAACATCAAAAGATGCCTTGCGTGGTTTTACCCCTACAATACTTGTATTTGACGAGGCGGCGTTTATTGAAGCCGACAGTGACTTCTGGGCGGCTTGTATGGCATCCTTATCCACAGGGGGTAAGGTAATAGTAGTTTCAACACCAAATGGTTACGATCCAATTTATTATGAAATATATGATCAAGCATTAAAGGGGATGAATAACTTTAAAATCTCTGAGATGTTTTGGTACCGAGATCCAAGATATTCAAAAGATTTATATTTGGTACCGACTGAGGATTTGGTGAAATATCTTTTAAATAAAGAAGAACACGACCTTAGTAAACATATTTCATTTGAACATATTGATCCATACCACAGAAATTATAAAGAGTTAGATGACTACTTTAAAAAAGGTTATAAACCATGTTCTACTTGGTATGAGAAAATGGTTAAAAAACTTAAATACGATAAGAGAAAGATTAACCAAGAGTTAAATTGTGAATTTTTAGGTTCGGGAGATAACGTATTTGAGAATAGTCAATTAGAATATATTAAAGATAATACTATTATGGACCCCACAGGTAAACTGATGGGTAATTCATTATGGATGTGGAAAGAACCAATTCCCGAACATAAATACATTATGGGTGTGGACGTTTCTCGTGGAGATAGTGAAGACTTTTCTTCCATACAAATTATAGATTTTGATGATAGAGAACAAGTATTTGAATATGTTGGTAAAATACCACCTGACGCTCTTGCTGAAATTGCATACAAATGGGGTATGATGTATAACGCATTTGTTGTTGTGGATATAACAGGTGGTATGGGAATTACCACCGTTAGAAAACTACAGGAACTTGGATACAAAAACCTATATGTTGAAGGTATTGATCAAACAAATATTTGGTCATATAATTCAAAATTGGCAGAAAAAATACCGGGATTAAATTTTAACAATAAACGTGTACAAATTATTGCCGCATTTGAGGAATATGTAAGACATAAGTTTAAGATACGTAGTGTTAGGTTATACAATGAAATGAACACATTTATTTACGTTAATGGTAGACCTGATCACCAAAGAGGACAACATGATGACCTTATCATGGGTATTTCTATGGCAATATATGTTGGAGAATCATCTTTCACTAAATTAGAAAAGGTTGTTGAAAGAACAAAAATAATGTTAGAATCTTGGACAGTTGTTAGTGATAATACGGCAAGACAACAAACACATTTTGACCCAGTTATTCCAAATACTAACGTAAAACATGATAGATGGTCAAGAGATGCAGGACCATCAAAAGATGATTACATTAAATATAATTGGTTATTCGGTAATAGATAATATTTAAAGATATGGGACTTACAACAAGAAAAAAATCAGGTAATATAATCGGGGGATCACGACTTGTGGTACCAGGTCAGCCTATTTATAGTGTGAAAGTAAATGACCCTTCATTTAATAGTAAGGGGGATAAAAGTAATGGTCAACAACCTAACAATGACAAAAAGTAAAATGAGTGAAATGTTTAGTATTGACAAAAAATTATTAAATTTTTAATATGGAGCAAAATAATAGTAATAATAACAACAATAATAATAATAATAACGTTAATGATTTAACGATATGGCAGAAGTTATCAAAAACTTTTGGGCCTAACTCGTTATTAGGAATGGATTATCCCACATATAAGTTGGATAAACAGGTTATACTTAAAACTACAGATAAGAGAGAGTTTGAGAAAGAAAAATTACAACTTCAACAAACGTTATTCTTAAACAATCAATGGGCTAAGATTGAAAATAATCTTTATACCCAAGCAATTTATTATGAACCAAATAGAATTGCGTCATTCTATGATTATGAATCAATGGAGTATACTCCTGAGATATCAACGGCATTAGACATTTATTCTGAAGAATCTACTACACCTAATCAGGATGGTTACTTATTACAAATTTACTCTGAATCAAAAAGAATTAAAAGTATCTTGGTTGATTTATTTGTTAACAACTTAGATATCAATACTAACTTACCTATGTGGGTTAGAAATACTTGTAAATACGGTGACAATTTCGTTTACCTGAAATTAGATACGGAAAAAGGAGTTACGGGATGTATCCAATTACCTAATATTGAAATTGAAAGATTGGAAAGAGGTATGGAATCAAGAACCGTAAATGCAACTCCAAATCCAAACGATAAAGGATTAAGATTCCATTGGAAAGTAAAAGATATGGAATTTAATACTTGGGAGATTGCTCACTTCAGATTATTGGGTGATGACAGAAAATTACCTTATGGTACATCAATGTTAGAAAAAGCTCGTCGTATTTGGAAACAATTGGTATTGGCTGAAGACGCTATGTTAATCTACAGAACATCAAGAGCACCTGAAAGACGTGTATTTAAAGTATTTGTTGGGAACATGGATGATAAGGATGTTGAATCGTATGTACAACGTGTTGCAAACAAGTTTAAAAGAGAACAAGTTGTAGATAGTAAAACAGGTAATGTGGATTTACGTTTCAATCAAATGGCAGTGGATCAAGATTACTTTGTTCCTGTTCGTGACGTAGCTCAAACAATGCCTATTGAGACATTACCGGGAGCAACAAACTTAGCGGAAATTGCAGATATTGAATATATCCAAAAGAAGTTATTAACCGCACTTAGAATTCCAAAGGCTTACTTAGGTTTTGAAGAAGTTGTTGGTGATGGTAAAAATTTATCTTTATTAGATATTAGATTTGCGAGAACAATTAATAAAATACAAAAGGCAATTATTGCCGAATTAAATAAAATTGCAATTATTCACTTATTCCTATTAGGGTTTGAGGATGAATTACATAACTTTACGTTAGGTTTAACAAATCCATCAAAACAAGCTGATTTATTAATGATTGATGTATGGAAAGAAAAAGTAACATTATATAAAGATATGGTTGGTGAAATACCAAAATCAATTCAACCTACATCTGCTACTTGGGCTAAGAAACATATCTTTGGTTTCTCTGATGAAGAGATTAAACTTGAGGTACAACAAATTAGATTAGAAAGAGCGGTATCTGCCGAATTAGATAATACCGCAACAATAATCACACATACGGGATTATTTGACAACGTAGACAAACTTTACCATACCTCAACAGGAACAACTCAAAATGCCGCGGCAGCAGGAGGGGCACCACCAGCACCTGGAGCACCACCTGATATGGGAGGATCACCACCACCCCCACCTGATATGGGAGCTGAAATGCCTGTAGGTGAATCAAAAAGAGATAACTTAAATATATTATTGGAAAATGATGATATATTAGGTGAAAAATACCTTGATTTATCAAAAGGTAGAAATTCTTTAGGTTCTATGGAAGAACAGTTAAACAAATTACTAAATGATTGATATTTATAATAAAAAAAAATTATGAAATTTGGGTTATTAAAATCAAAAATTGAGAATTGTTTGGTAGAATCATACAGAAAAAATGGTTTAAAACGAGATATGTTTGTTTTTGAAGAACTTGTGTTAAAAAACAAATCTTTAAGTACACTTTATTTCTTATATGATGAACTTAGTAAAAACAAAGGATTAAATGAATCTTTTGTAAATGAGTATATTAACGAAAGTATTATACTATTTGAGAATACTATTTCTAAGGTTGAGAAATCAGACATTAAAGATTTAAATTCTTGGGTTGGTCATATTGTAACAGAAAACAGATACCGAGATATTGATAATTTATTCTCAAATGAAGCATCCACTTTAGAGGAAAAATTAAAAAGTAAAAAAACTATTTCTGAAAACCTCAAAAAAAATACAATAAAAGAAAAGGATGTTATTGAAGTTCCATTAAAATCTATGGTTGAAGTGGCAAACAATACAATTAAAACACATATTGATAGTTTAAACGAAAGTGAAAGAAAACAACTTAATGTTTTACTGAGTACTCCCGATGAAAAACTTAATCAAAAATATAATTTTCTTAAAGAAGATGTAATTGAAAAATTGGAGGGTTTATTAACGGAAAATGAAGATTCTGAAACTAGTGGAAAAATCAACGAAACAATTGAAAAATTACAAACAGAAAATTACGACAAATTAAATTATTTTAAACTAAAACAATTAAATGAAAATCTTTAATTATTAGGAATTTGTTTTTGTTAGTAAATATTTTTACTTAAAATCTGTCTCTTAAGGACAGATTTTTTTTTTAGTGATTTTTTTATTTGATATATACCCCAAAATCAGTTATTATTATTTAAAATAAACCATATCAGTATGAAGAAAATTTATGAAAAAAGGCAAAACCGAAAAAATCAATGGTTTTAGGACATCAAAGATAGTCTATGGCACCGTAGACTCCAAAGAATTTAAATCACTTTACCTAAATATCCAAACTTGGGTTGAACCAAAAAAAGACTCTGAAAATTGGACAAGAGTTGTCCTTAATATGAGCAGATCAATTAAACATACCGTCCATCACAAATTAGATAAGACAATGTTTGACAATAAATTTATAGTAGACTTAGATCTTAGAACAAGCGGTCTACACCTCAAAAAGAAATCGTTCATGAATTTAGAAATTAACCTATTCCTAAATGAACCAATAGATTTCAAATCCTTAAAATTAAAAAAAACACTTAAATTATTAGTAAAAGAAATCTATTCAGATGTGTTAGTTAGTAACCCAAACTTTAAATTTTATTTAACAAAAAATGGTAATTCTAAAACTATTAAGATAAAAACAGACACGACCTAATATTTATAACTAAAACTTATTATGGGTGAATATAAAATTTTAGGACCTAAAGATACGGGTAGAGGAATCCTTATTGAATACGATGCGGGATATATTAACCCAAAAGAAGGTCGTAACTACGAGATATTAAAAGAATCATCAAATCATTTAGACCATTCAAAACCATTTGAATTTTACGCAGTTTTACAAAAATATAATACACCTAACAGAAATGGTAGATTATACCCTGAGAAGATCTTAAAGAGAGAGGCAGAAAATTATAGAAAGTTGATTGAGAAAGGAACCTCATTATCTGAATTAAACCACCCTGAGTCTTCTTTAATTGATTTAGATCGTGTATCACATATAATCACTGATATATGGTGGGATGGTCCTGTATTGTTAGGTAAACTTAAATTGTTGACAAGCCCTGGATTTCATGAAAGAGGGGTTGTTTCTACTAAGGGAGATTTGGCAGCAAACTACTTACGTCAGGGAGTTACTTTAGGTATATCATCTCGTGGTGTAGGATCACTTAAAAAGATTGGGGAACAAAACGAAGTACAAGACGATTTTGAACTTATCTGTTTTGACTTAGTATCTTCACCATCTACACCTGGAGCTTACCTTTTCCAAGATAAGAACGATAGAATGAAGTACGAAGAGAACTTAGAGGAAGACAAAAAAATAGCAGTAGAAAGAAATGTTGGTGAAAGTGGTAACAAATCACTTGACTTAATGAAAAGATTAACCGATTATTTAGATAAATAAAAAAAACTATGGAACAAGGAGAAAAGTATTTTGTGGCTAAAATCACATCTGATTTATTAGATACTGAATCAGGAAAAGTAAAAAAAACAAGAGAAGAAAAATTAGTATTGGGTTATACACCAACTGATGTTGAGGCAAAAGTAACTAAAGTGTATGAACACTATACTATGGATTGGAGAATTACATCAATCACTGAAAGTAAAATTGATGAGGTAATTAGTTAATTTTTAATTAATTTTTAAGATGGGTATGACATTAGTTGTACCCATTTTTTTTGCCTAATAATTAGAAAAAATGAATTTTTTTAATTTACCTACTATTTATATTGTAAAACAAACTATAGATGAACAAAAAATCAGTTGTTGAAGACGCATTATTCCAAATTCGAAGTTTGGAAGAAGCTCTTAAAGAAAATGCAAAAGGAATACTTTCTTCTACAATGAAGAATGAAATCAGCTCATTAGTAAAAGAATCTCTTAGAGAACAAGAAGAGATTGACGTTGAAGACGAAGAAGAGGTTGTTGAACCTGAAGGTCAAGTAGATGATGTCGAGGATGTAGATTTAGGTGCAGAACCTATACCTACTGATGACATAGAAGATGACGACATTGAAGACATTGACATGGGTATGGAAGATGAAGATGCAATTGACATGACTGGAGCAGATATGTCAGATGTAATTAAAGTTTTCAAATCTATGGATGATGAAGATGGGGTTATCGTAAAGAGAGATGCTAGTAATAACATTACATTATCGGATAGTGAAACAGGAGCCGATTATTTCATCCAACTTTCTGAACAATATCAAGATGAACTTGATGAACAAGATGAAGATGAAGATGAAGATGAAGATCTTACATTAGATGAAATTATGTTAGACGAAACTTTGTATGAAATTGAAATGGATGACTTCGGTATGTCTGATGATATGGAAGATGAAGAAGAAGAAGAAATGGATTTTGAAGAAAGACCAAGACGCATGAGTCGTAGACATAATGAAGGAATGTATGAAACTCCAATGTACGAAACTAATGTTGATGAAACTTTGTATGAAATTGAAATGGATGACTTCGGTATGTCTGATGAAGAAGAATATGAAGAATTAGATGAAGAAGATTTGGATCATGTAATGGAATCAAAATTTAAAGCTAAAGGCGTTGGAATGGGTTCACCTAAATTCAAGTACGGACAAGTTATGGATTATAAAACTACCAAACAAAAAGAAGGTAAAAAAATGATCAATACAGGAAGTGCTAAAAAATTCTCTTATAAAGATGGAGAAAATTTAGATGGTGAATACAGACCAATTAAAAAGAGAAGAGAAACTACAGAAGCTTCACGTACATTAGGTGCGGGAACAAAATTTGGAAGAAAAGGTTTACCAAAACCAAAAGCAGCTCCTCAACACATTAGTGAGACTGAAGTGGAATTACTAAAGTCTAAAAATGAAGAGTACAGAAAGGCTTTGAATCTTTTCAGAACTAAATTAAATGAAGTAGCAATCTTTAACTCTAATTTGGCTTACGCAACTAGACTGTTTACAGAACATTCAACAACAAAACAAGAAAAAATAAATATACTTAGACGATTCGACAATGTTGAAACACTTAAAGAATCTAAAAGTCTTTACAAATCATTAAAAGATGAATTCTCATCTGAAAAAACTAAGGAAAACTCTATTAATGAGTCATTCGAAAAATCGGTCACTAAAACTCCTGTATCAGGATCGGCCGTTAATTTGATTGAATCTAAAACTTATGAGAATCCTCAGTTCTTGAGAATGAAAGATTTAATGGTAAAAATAAAATAAAAATAAACTAAAAAAAAATAAAAAACCAAAAAAATGGGAGCATTATTAGAATCAGGTCTTGTTGGTAACATCGGGTTAAAACACCTTAAAGTTATCAAAGAAGATACTATTAACAAATGGGATAAATTAGGATTCCTTGAAGGCCTTAAAGGTCACCTAAAAGAAAACGTAGCACAGTTATATGAAAACCAAGCTTCTTTCTTGATTAACGAAGCAACTTCTGAAGGTTCCAACGGAGCATTTGAAACAGTTGTTTTCCCTATCGTAAGAAGAGTTTTCTCTAAATTGTTGGCTAACGATATCGTTTCTGTACAAGCAATGAACTTACCAATCGGTAAATTGTTCTTCTTTGTACCTCGTATCCAAGGATACGATAATTCAACCGCTAACGGTGGAGAACATTATTCACCAATCGGAGCACCTAACGGACCTACTGCGGCATCTAATGCTGGTTATACGGACGCTACAGGAGCATACGCTAAAAATCTTTATGATTTATTTTATGAAGGTGGTGAAGCAGGTTTAGATCCTCCAGGATTGTTTGATTACTCTAAAGGTCAATGGACTGCAGTTACTGCGAATACAACCGCACAAATTTGGAGTGGTAGTACCTTAGAAAATGCAGGTAATAATAATTCACAATACACTGCAACAACAGGAACAAGAAAAATTATTATCAAAATGTGTGATTTTAACAGAGCTGGTCAAGGTAAATTAATCGGACCTGATGGTAACGAGATGGATACTGAAACTTTCTTGTCTGATTTAAAAATTATCGCAAATGCAGGTTTAGTAGTTGCAGAAGGTTCACCTTGTGAATTAGGGACTGGTCCATTATTGTTTAGAGTTGTTACTCAAATCTACGGTAAAGGAATCGTTAAATACGGTAGTCAAGCTCAAACTTCTTACGCATCAACAGGAAATGGTGGTTCTTACTACGATATCTGTGACGAAGAAGGTTGTATCTATTTAGAAGTTGATTTATCTTGTCCTGTATGTGCTACTTGTGGTACTACATTAGACGGATACACTGGAACAACATTTTCAGCAGTTTCTGGTAATTCATTTACTGCGGTTTACAGAAGATACAAAAACTTAGAGTTTGAAGATAAAATCGGTGAGGTTTCTTTTGATTTAGAATCAGTAACTGTTTCTGTAACTGAAAGAAAACTAAGAGCACAATGGTCTCCTGA